GAAAACAAGATCATCGTTCATAGGACACAAAGGTACGTTTAGTAAAGCGCAGTTGTTCTATGGTATTGATGACACGTCTAATCTAATCAAGCTTAGAGAACTACAACTAGAGAGCATCAAAGATTTACAGCTTGAAGAGGTAGTTCAATTGGAGAATGATGCAGCATTAGCATTTGCTGACATAGAATACAACGGTATTTATCTTGACAAAGACAAGTGGGAAGAGAATTATAACACTGTTAAAATAGATCTTGACAATGCAATAGAAGAATTAGATATGTTTATTGAACATGATCCTACTTTTAAAAAGCATAAGCTACCTTTTTTACAGATGGATATGTTTAAGCCTATTGAGGAGATACGTAAAACAGATATACTATGGTCTTCACCAGCACAAGTACTTGATTTATTTCGAACTGTATCACCTCTATTAGAGAGTGTTAACGGTAAGTTACTGTTAATGCACACTGAAGATCATCCTATTATAAGTAAGTACATTAAATATAAAGAAAAAGCAAAACTTTACAACGCCTATGGTCCTGATTTCTATAAGTATCTACATAACGATGGATGTGTCCACACAAACTTCAAACAAATACTTAATACGGGTCGAGTTAGTTCGTCTAAACCTAACATGCAACAGATACCTGCCTCCAACTCGTATAGAAATGCCTTTACTCCTGGACACAAAAGCTGGGTGTTTGTATCATCCGATTTTTCTTCGCAAGAACTATGTATTATTGCCTACGGATCACAGGATCCAGTATGGCTTGATGCACTTAAAGAAGGGAAAGACTTGCATTCCATATGTGCTGACTTAATATTTGGTCAAGTATGGCGTGATGCAGAAGGAGATGATAAAGAACGTAAACGTCTACGTACTGCTGTAAAAGCAATTAACTTCGGTCTTGCCTATGGTATGTCAGAGTTTAAACTTGCCGATACATTGCAGATTACAGTGGAAGAAGCTAAAGAGATGATAGACAAGTATTTTACTGTGTTTCCATCTATTAAAAAGTTTCTTACACAGCTGGGTAACTTCGGTAAAGACAATGGTTACATCAGAACGTTTAAACCTTATCGCAGGATAAGATGGTTCGAAGAATGGGAGAACAACAAAAGAGATTTTGCTATTCTTGGTTCTATTGAACGTGCTTCCAAGAACACACCAATACAAGGTACAGGTGCAGATATGACTAAGCTAGCTCTTATAAAAGTAAGAGAGGTAATAGCTCTTAACAACTATCCTGTAAGACTTGTAATGACTGTTCACGATCAGATAGACACAGTATCTCACGAAGGATTTGCTGAAGAATGGTCTGGTATTTTAAAGAATACAATGGAAGAAGCAGCTTTACACATTATAGACAACGGTCTATTAAAAAGCGATACTAACATCTCACTAGCGTGGGAAAAATAATAACATTTTAAAACAATAAACAATGGGATTTGATATTTACGGAATTAAACCACACAACCCTCAACATTTAGTTAAACCAGAGCTTGATTTCTCTAAAGACGTTACAGATGAGCAAAAGGAAGAGTATTTTAATAGAATGGAACACTACGAAAGAAATGTACCAGGACATTACTTTAGAAATAACGTGTGGTGGTGGAGACCTTTATGGACTTATGTATGTACTTACACAGATGTTCTTACATCAGAGCAACAATATGAGGGAGGCAGTAACAGTGGTGCTGAAGTCAATGACGAACAATCTATTGAATTAGCAACTCAATTACACAAGCTTATAGACTCTGGACATACTGCAGAACATGAACAAGCACATATGAAAGAGTATGAGTTAGCTCAAATACGTAACAATGAACTTGAAGAAGCACGTAAAATACTACATGAAGTAGTTGTTGCAGAGACAGGGGATGATTCTATTGTACCTGCTAACTATCCAGAAAGTTTTAAAGAAGACTGGGATAGTTTGTGGGAACAGAAACAATGGGCAGGTAGCTACCCTTTTAGCACCGATAATATTAAAGAATTCGCTAACTTCTGTTATGGATCAGGCGGCTTTCAAATTTGGTAAACTATGAATGGATTTAAAACAACAAGAAATGCAGTACTAGCACAGCCGGTACCGCAAGCTACTAATACTTATGGACCTGTAGCACATGAAACATTATTTGAACGTGTAGAATCTGAGATAGCACGTAACAACTGGGAGGTAGATGATATAAGTTATAGAGGTGCAATGAATAACGATGTTGTTATTGCATATTATACTCTAGCAACTAAATCTAACTTACCTGTAAAGCCTATGATAGGTATTATAAATTCATACAACAAGACACGACGTGTAGGAATTGCATGTGGTGCAAGAGTAATGATTTGTATGAATGGTATGATATCAGGAGAAGCTACAGCAGCTAAAGTACATCGTTCTAAAGTAATGGACCACTTAGATCAAATGATACATGTTACTCTAGGGTCATTAAGAAAGACCTTTGGAGAGATTAACAAAGATATAAATGATTTTAAAGAGCATAGATTAGATGGAATGACAGAAGTATCACACATGCTAGGTGAGCTTTACGTACGTGATAGTATACTAACACCTACACAAGCATCAGTAGTTAAGAGTGAGATTACTGATTCTGTACATTTTTCTATGAAAGAAGACACCGAGTCTTTTAACTCTTGGAACCTGTATAATAATGTAACCGAGGCTTTAAAACGTTCACATCCGCTGAATGAGTTTAAAGACTATCACAAGGTGCATGATTATTTCAAAAACTATATAACTATATGAAAATAGATCCAAAGAAACTTGCACGACAGAGACGTGTGGTTGATGTTTGGAAACAATCAGGATACAAAGGTACTCTCGAAGCTGTAACAGGCTTTGGGAAAACCTATGTAGCGTGTCTTATCATACAAGATATGAATAAGAAACTACCTGATAATACTACACTAGTTGTAGTTCCAACCAGATACCTATATGAACAATGGAAAGAGGTAACAACAAGCTTAGAGCTTAAGAATGTTAAGATACAAGTAATCAATACTGGTGTTAAAGGCATGAGCTCTGTAGACTTGTTAGTTCTTGACGAGGTTCATAACTACGCCTCTGACGTATTTAAGACTATCTTTTCTAATGTACACTATCATTATATACTAGGATTAACAGCAACTTTAGAACGTAGTGACAAGAAACACTACATTATAGAGCAGTATTGTCCTGTTATAGATACTGTGAGTATGAAAGAAGCTCTTGCTAATGGTTATGTATCCAATTTTAAGGTGTATAACCTCGGAATAGAGCTGAACGACAAAGATAGGTACACGTATGAAAAATTACACGACGGATTTAATAAGTATTTTAAGTGGTTTGACTTCAATTTTCAAGCTGCAATGAAATGTTTACAATCGCAGGAGTATAGACAGCACTACGCAGCAAAGACAGGATATGATGTAAATGGTATCATGGCAGCTGCAGTACAATGGTCTAAAAATATGCGTAATCGTAAGACTTTTTTATACAACCATCCGTCTAAGTTTTTGGCTGCGAAGGAATTAATCGATACCTTTGACGTCCCGACAATTACATTCTCTGAGACTGTAAAATTTGCTAACGAGCTTACAAAAACGTTGCAACCTTGGGCGGTTTCTTATCATTCTAAGATGAAGCCTTATGCTAAACAGATGGCAATTGAGAACTTCAAAGATCCTAAGAGTGACATCAAGGTTATATCAACAGCTCGTGCATTAGACGAGGGATTTGACATTCAAGGTGTATCTATGGCTATAGTATGCAGCGGTACCTCAACGTCTAGACAAGATCTACAGCGTACAGGTAGAGCTATTCGTTGGGCTCCAGGCAAAACTGGTTTAATGATAAATCTATACATAACAGATACACAGGATGAAAAGTGGTTAAGACAGAGACAGAAGAAGACAATTAACGCTACTCACGTTAGTTCAGTTAAACAAATTAAAGAAGCATTGAGTAAAGCTTCTCTAGAATATTTAAACGTTATATAGTATGCTATTAAACACTCCGCAACAGTATGTAGACTATTTGTGTAAACACAATATTAGTCCAGATCAGTTCTTATTTCTTTATATTATTTATGAAAACGACTTTGCCTCATTATACAAGTATGTAAATGAGAATGGTGGCTTTGAATTAAGTAGTTTAGAAGATTTAGAGAACAGGGGGTATTTAATTAACGAGGGAGGTAGTGATACCTCATGGGCAGACAACTACACTGTGACAAATAAATTTATCAAAGAGCTGTATAATACAGATATATCAACTGCATATGATGAGTTTTTCGAAGCGTATCCATTACAAATTTACATTAACGGTAAAAAACTACCGGGCAGAAACGCTACAATGAAAACACGGACTTTTTACAAGAAGAGTATAGCACCTAAACGTGCCTTACATACAAAAGTAATGAGTTGTCTTGAATGGGCGGTTAACAATGCACAAATACACATGGGCATGGAACGCTGGATAGAGACAGAACAATGGAAAACAATCGAACAACTAATGAAAACAGATATAGATGGATTTGAATCTCCAAACGACAAAGTTTACTAGTCTACAAATAAAGACTGCACAACAAGCTATTAAAGAAGCAGATCAGTTCTTGCATGAAGGTGCAACAGGACAACGTCCGTTTCTAGCTACCAGATGGCAAAAAGTAAACACAATGTTACTTGGTGGTTTTCATTTTGGTCAGACTTATATGTTATGTGGTGCATCAGGACACGGTAAATCATTTTTTGCTAACATGTTGCACACTGACTTTACATCTAATTATTTAGGTAATCAAGATGTTAAGGTCCTGCATTTCTCTTTCGAGATGCATGCAAAAGACGAGATGATTCGTAAGATGAGTCAGTTAGGTAAAGTAGACTACAGAAAACTAGTCTCCTCTGACAACCCTTTATCTTTAGATGAATTAGAGTCTTTACGTAGTGAGTACGGTAAAATGAAGAATGAGAATGTCTTTTATGTAGAAACCCCCTCTAACAGAGATAGAATTTATGCAACTATTAACGATTTTTGCAAGGAGTTTAAAGACTCTAAAATAGTTATCTCGTTAGATCATACCTTGTTAGTAGCCCCAAACCCAGGTGAAAACGAAATACAATCTCTTGCTGAACTTGGTAAAATGTTTATACAAGTCAGAAAAGAGTTTCAAACATGTAATATTTTGATTGGTCAGATGAATGACAAGATGGAGAGTAAAGAGAGGAGAGATCCAACTAACCCTGCATTACATTATCCAACCAAGACAGACATACATGGTTCAAAGCAAATCTATCATGCTGCAGATGTAGTTATGGTATTACATCAGCCTATTTTATTAAACATAGAGCACTACGGTAAGAAACGATTTCCTACTACTGATCTTGTTGCCTTACACTGTTTAAAGAACAGAACAGGTACAGCAGGTCTAGTGCGTCTCAAGAATAATTTATCTCACGGTAGATTTGACGATTACAGTTCAACTTTATTTTAAAAACAATTATATGGAATTACCAACTCAAGTAGTAAAATCAAAAACAGTAAATCCTAGCTTGCTGACTATATTCGGTCAGTCAAAAGCAGGTAAGACAACTATGTTGTCAAAGCTCGAAGGGTGTCTTATTATAGACACAGAACGAGGTAGTAAATACATCGATGCCTTAAAGGTAGAAGTAAGTACTACTAATGAATTAAAACAACTTGTTGGTGCTCTGAAAGCAGAGTCTAACAAGTATAAATATATTGCGCTCGACACAATTGACAATGTAGTATCATGGATAGAGAGAGACATAGCTAGAGAGAATAATTTAGACTCTTTTGCTAAACTTCCTTTCGGTGATGGCTACAATCAAGTGCGTACAAGAGTTATGGGGCTTATTGATGCTCTATTAACATGTAGTGAGCATATTATTCTCGTTGGTCACCGTAAGAAAACAATCATTGGTACAGACTCAGTAGAAGTCAATGTAAGCAGCTTAGATCTTTCAGGTAAACTCAAGAATTATATCATGGCTAAATCCGACGCAATAGGATTTGTATATAGAAACGATGAAGGAGTTCTTAGTATATCTTTCGAAGCTTCAGACGAAGTGGAAGCAGGTACAAGATTACCTCATTTGGCTGGTCAAATTATGAATTTTGACTGGAAACACATATACAAAACAAGTATTAAATAGGGCATATTTGCTCTATTTTTCGTATATTTATATTAACTAAACAGTAAAACAAATTTAATTTTAAAAATCAATTATGTATCAATTACAAGAAACACAAACAGGTGCTCCAAGTTATAAACTTATGAGCCCAGGTATCAATGAAAACGTTAAACTAGTAGACGTTACTTTCGATACTCTTAGACAAGATGGAACAGGTGGAAACGTTATTAGATTCTATTTTCAAGATGAAGAAGGAGCTAAATTTACACATACACAGATGGAAGTTACAAGCTTGGAAAGACTACAAGAGTCTTCTAAAAACGCTGCCTCTGCAGGAAGAAGCTGGTCTTCTACTCCTGAACAACTACATGCAGATTTAATTAGAAATACAGGTGAGGTATTACATCACATATTATCTGCTTTTATTCCTAAAGATCGTGTAGCTATTGGTGGTACGTCTTGGAATGATTTAGGTAAGAATGTTATCGATCTTATTGGTAACTCTTATGAAGGACACAAATTCAAGATTAAGTGTGTGTATGACAAGCAAGGTAAGTATTTACAATTTCCTTCACGTCCTGTACAACCGTTTTGTTTACCTCAAGACTCTTCGCAACAGCTAGTTGTAGGGTATAGAGATAACATCACAGCAGCACAGCCTACTAATGAGGCAGAAATTAGTTCGAATACGAACAACTCTACAGCAGGAGACAGCTGGTAATCTAAACATTAATCAGACATTACAGGAGGCTTCGTGCCTCCTTTTTTGTCTCTAAACTATAGTAAATGTACAATTTAAACCCAGTAATAACGAAAGAATACATACTGAAGCATTTAGACCAAGCACAGATACTAGAGTATTATTTAGGGGTTAAAGTTGATGTTAACACAAAAGTAAAGTCACCTCTGCGTAGAGATAATAATCCTTCTTGTTCATTTAAAATGATCAACGGGACTATTTACTTTAAAGATTGGGCACAAGGCTTTTCTGGCGACTGGATTAGAATCATACAGTATAAGTACGGAATCACGTACGCAAAAGCACTAGAAAAGTGTGCTATAGATTTTGGTCTTACTAACGGAAGTGTCAATGCAACAGTTGTTAAAATAGAATACAAACCAGAAAAACTAGAACCAAAGGAGTCTAAAATAGAAATCAAAATTAGACCTTGGGATCAGTATGACAGAGAATTCTGGTCTAAGTATGGAATTAACAAGTCAATTCTAACTCTTTATAATGTATACCCTTGTGAAATTGTGTTTTATAATTCTAAGGTAGTCTACACAAGACGTAAAAATGATATTGCATATGCGTATAGATTTGGTCCTGGTAAATATAAGATTTATATGCCTCAGCGTAATGCGTTTAGATGGCTATCTAATTATAATAGCTGGCAAGGTCTAGAACAACTACCTGAATTTGGTGATCACATTGTAATTACAAAGTCTATGAAAGATGTTATGGCACTAAGACAACTTGGTGTTGTATCTGCAGCTCCGGCTTCAGAAGCAGTTATACCTGATGATGGTATAATGACAGAAATTTCTAGACGATTTACAAATATTTATTCCTTTATGGATTTTGATTTAACAGGTGTTAAAATGGCTAATACCTTACTTAAGCGTTATAATATTCAACCTTTATTCTTAACTGATGGTAGGTTTGGTACTATAAATTATGGTGCTAAAGATATATCAGATTATATAGAAATTAACGGTACTACAGAAACATTAAAATTAATTAATCAGTGCAAATATGATAGAAGCAATCGGTTGGCTAGCAATAGCTATAGTAGTAATGATAGTAAGTAAAGAAGTAGCAAAGAAAATATTCCCAGAGGATTGGGATAATAACCCATTTGAATAAAAGCTAAAAATATGACAACATCAATAGAAATACCACAGTTCATCAAGAAAGTGATGGTAGCTAAGGCTCGTAGAATTAAGTATTACAAAAAAGGAGGTAAAATACCTAAAAAGTATGCTAACAATAAGTTTGATAAGAAAGGGCGGATGATTAACAGCGATGGTGATCATGTTGTAGCTAACCCTAGAACTATAGGTACAGCTAGATATCTTACAATAAACGGTCAACAGCTGTATAATGCTCGTATGAGCCCTCATATGAGGAGTAAAATAGTAAACGCAGTAAAAGATAGTTATATGCCTTACGTCAAAAATGTAAAGCCTATCAAAAAACTGCCAGTAACTATATCATTAGACTTCTATGACACAACTAGACAAGCTAATTGGGATTTAGACAATCAATGGTTGTACGGTAAATGTTTTCAAGATTTAATAGTAAAGTTAGGTATAATACCTGATGATGATATTAAATATATAACACAAGCTAGTGCACCTCGTTTCTTTCCTGTAGATACAGAAGAAGAAAGAAAACTTATATTTCATATAAGAACAGAAACCCGTGTAGAAATACTTAAAAATAAATTTTATGATACATTTTACAGGAAAGGTAAGTAATGGTAGAATAGTACCAGACGATCCTATTATGGTTAATGATGATCTTAATAAACTACATGATAAAGATGTAGAGATTACGATCAAGAAAACCAAAACAAGAAGCAATCCACAAAACAGATATTATTGGGGTGTTGTAGTTTATCTTATTAAAGAACGATTTAAAGAGCTAGGCTATACACGTACAGATATTCAACAAGACAATGTAAGCAGTCCTATAACTAGAGACGATGTACATACTTTTCTTAGAGAAAACTTTCTAAGAGATGATTGGATTGTGAAAGATACCGGTGTAGTAATCGGAACTGTAGCAAAATCAACCACGGAGTTATCTACGGATGAGTTTGTTATATACTTAGAAAATGTGAGAAATTGGGCAGTAGAAAGTTTAGACATAGACATACCTGATCCAAATACTCCTATTAGCACAAACATAGAAATCAAATAAATCAATAATCATGGGAAGAATGAAAGAGTACTATCTTAATAATATAGACTGGGAACACGAACACATTAATCAACCTCCAATGGAAGAACCAATGTTTTGTAGTGATCAAAGTCCGCATGTACAATGTCCTAACTGTTTTCAAGGACGTATAAAAATAAACTACACATCTAAAGAAGGTGTGTGTGAAAGTTGTGGGCAAGAGTTTGTATTAGTAGGAAGTAACACAGTCAGATATAAATAAAACAATAATTTATGAAAATAGTAAGCAATGCAGACATACAGCATGTAGGTACTATATCAGAATCAATAGATTTTGGTATAGATAGTAGTAATATTGGTATATTGTTTAGAGGTTTCTCTGATACTTTATATTCCAATAAAATAGGATCTATAGTTAGAGAAGTAACTTCTAACTGTTTTGATTCTCACAGAGAAGCTAACATCAAAGACGATGTAGTAATATTATTATCAAAAGCGGACCCTCTTACAGGTAAATCAGGTAAAATCTGTTTTAAAGATGTAGGTGTAGGATTAAGTCCTGATAGAATCAAAAACATTTATTCAAAGTATTTCTCTTCTACAAAAAGAGGATCTAACAATGAGATAGGTGGTTTTGGTATAGGTGCAAAGAGTCCTTTGGCTTATACAGACGCTTTTGAGGTAAAAACTATATACGATGGAATAGAATACCATTATATAGTACATAGAGGTGAACAAGTTCCTAGAATAGAGTTGTTGACTAGCAGTGTAACTGATACTAGAAATGGTACTGAAGTTATACTACCGGTTAGAACAGGAGACGAAGACAAGTTTATTACAGAGTGTAAAAGACAGCTACGTTTCTTTGATAACATCTCTTATAGAGGTATGGGTATAAACAACAACTACAAAGTAATGTCTGGTAAAAGCTGGATAGCAACTGGTAGTACTGGATATACAGATTTTAAGATCTCTATATGTTTAGGAGGTGTGAGTTATCCTCTTGACGCAGATCAAGTAGGTCTTGGTAGATACGGTGCTGATGAAGATTATTTAGATACATACTCACAGACTACTGTAGCTTTGAAGTTTGATGTAGGTGATATAGACGTTACTATGTCTAGAGAATCTATAGAATACAACGATAGAACTATAGCCGCTATTAAAACAAAGTATAGAGAAGCTAAAGAAGAGCTAAGAGAGCTTTATTATAAATCTTGGAAAGAAGAGACAGACTTTAAACGTTACATAGATCTATGTGAAGAAAGCAGAGGAGTTCCTAAAATACCGGTTACAAAAGAAGAAAGTATTAGTATAGACTTTTGTATAGCTGGTTCAGATAGACCAGAGTTTGCTCCGTGGGGTATGTCAGTTAATCCTTCAGACATTGATTTTATATTTAAAGGATATGCTGTTACTGATGGTAAACGTAATACTAAAAAGTACAGTAATACTGCATCTCATTATTTTTCTAGAAAAGCTATTACAAACTTTTATAGAAAGAGAGGTAAGTTAAGCAGTATTAAGAGTGAGTACATAGAGTCACTGGTAGGGTCAAATACTTTTATTTGTCTAGAATTACAAGAAGATGAGACTTGGAAGAACAGTATGCAACAAAGTAAAGTAACAATGTTAGAAAAGCTGAAGCCTTTGCTGTTAAGATATATTATAGACAATACAAAAAGCTATGATAATCTTGTTGTTCCAGATACTTTTAAACCTTCTGTAAAAGCAATAGCTAAAGCTAAACCTCCTAGAGATTTAGTATGTGCTAGACAACTAAAGTGGTATAATGACTATGACAGGAAGTTTGAGTACGTTAGATTTTATAAAACAGAAGCATACTACAAAGATTTAACTAAACTAGTTAACCAAGGTGTTAGTATTGTTTATGCTTCTTCAGAAGAAGAGGAGCAGCTTAAACGACTAGGTCTTGTTTTATACAACAGTAAGTATAACTCAGGTAAAAATAGGTTAGGTAGAGCTGTTTATGGACCTCTTTACAATGATTCTAGAATACAAGTGCATAAAATTGCTAAGTCTCACTTGAAGTGGTACAAGCAAATAGGTGCTCTTACTATTAAAGAATTTTTAGTAAAGAACTATAACTATCTTATGTGTACTAAAAACATAGAGTATTTACACGGTCTTGTTAATAAGCATCCTGTTTTATTAGGAGAAGCATCTAATGTATCTCCTATTCCTAGAAAGTATCGTACTGATTTTGCAACCATTATTACGGATGTAGCTACACAAAATAGAACTGATCAACGTGTAGAAAACGTAACTAAGCTGTTTAATCATTACAACATAGCCATGACTGACACTAATGCTACGGCATATGGTAAACAGGGTGGTTATTATATGGATGGGCTTTTAGATTTTCTTAAAGATCAAGCTAACAAACTAGTGTTTTTAGAAAAGTATTTCTTAACTATAAATACTACCAGAGATGACAAAGCTGAGAATATTATTAAAAACATTATTCCACAGTTTTATACAAAAAACAATTTTAAAATTAAAAACTATTTCAATGAATCAAGTATTTGCAATTAGAAGTAACAAAGACGTTACAGCGTTAGTTAATGGTAGCAGTTTTTATAAAACAGCTAGCACAAAAGAAGAAGCACAAACCCTATACGAACAGGTTAAAACAGTTGCTCTAAATCCTAAAGATAATTTAGTTAGAGAGTTGATTGAGAAATTTGACCCGGTGTCTAGAGTTTATAATAACCAAGATCTTGTAAAAGACAGTCTTGGTAACTGGTATTTAAAGGGGTTCAGCGAGCCCCTACCTACCAAGCTTCTTACTAAGATGAAATCATTCTTAGACGAAGGACATCCTATAACACCACTAGTAAATTTCTGGAAGTTATTAATGTTGAATCCTGCAGAACATGTAAAACGTGATTTGTATTCTTTTATGGATCAATACGAATTCCCTATTACAGACTCAGGATATTTTGTAGCATATAAATCTGTTAAAAAGACAGACAAGACCTACAAAGCAGTAAACATGTGGGTGCCTAAAGAGTACATACAGATGAAAGCTTCGGGAGAAGATCCTAAAGACTACACAGTTATGGACATTGATGGTAAATTCTCTATTGTTAAAACAGAAGTTGTAGCAGATAGCAATGGTAATTTTATAGCTCCTCAGCACGTTGCTGGTAATCTAGATGAAATGTTTAATAGCATGAATGATCTAGGAGGTGATGTAGATGCTCCAGAGTTTACTGACTGGCATGGTGGTAGTACACAAATTCGTTTGGGTTCTCCTGTATCTATGCCTAGAAGCTCTTGTGATAGTAATCCTAACAATACATGTTCTAGTGGTTTGCACGTAGGTGCCCCAGGATATGTAAAAGGATTTGGTGGTAGTGGTGGAGACACTGTTTTCTTAGCAACGTTAGTTAACCCAATGAACATTGTTGCTGTACCATCAGACTATTCTTATATGAAAATGAGATGTTGTGAGTACTATGCATATGGTATTGTAGATCTAGCTAATGATATGACAATTACAACTCCTTATTTTGAGCACGACTATAAAACTTGGGAATCTGAGTCTTTAGAAGAGCAATTAGCTGAAATAGGACAGTATAGCACTTCTGCTCAATTGGCAGAAAAAGCTAATATCGTACAAGAGAGACTTGTAATGGTAGCATAACTTAAAATAGAGGGGTCAAGCGTAGTGATACGTGCAGGGTTACCGAGTCCCAACCCCTCTCTTTTTAAAACTTAAAATATGACAATAAAACAAGAGCATATAAGACTTATATGCAAAGCATTGAATAGAACAGAAGGACACAAAGAAGAAGCATCAAAACTTTTAGGAATTACAGCTAGAACTTTATACAGGTATTTGGGAGATTATTCAATAATAAAAGTTAAAGGAAAATATATAGAAAATGATAAAATATCAGAAAACAAAAACCCTAGTAACAAAACCGAATAATAACAGTGCTAATTGCATTGCACCAAACCTCATCTATGGTTGTTTTGGTGGTTGTGTTAACACTTATTGTTATATGTCACGTTACAATGGGACCAGAGTATATGTTAATGAGAACGTTGATGAAATATTTAACTCTGTAGTAGAGTGGGAAAAGACCTATGACAAGGTACCTGATCAACAAGACCCTGTATACACAATGGTAGACATTGCGTGTAATACAGATTTAGTACTTATGCAGAAACATGTAAAGAAAACAGGAGTTTCTTTACACGATTACTTGCTTATGTATGATAAACACGAAAATCTTAACACAACAATGGCTACAAAGTATCCAGGACTACTAACGTTAGACGTAAATTCTTTCAAAAAACGCCCTCGTATACGTGTTTCTCTTATGCCACAGGTATATTCTACCGTCGTAGAGCCTAAAATGCAGGATATTTACTCTCGTATTGAAGATATTAATAGATTGAAAGACTTAGGATGGGAAGTACATATAAATTACTCTCCTCTTATATTTCACCACCACTGGGATGAGCTTTATGAAGAATTATTTCAAGAAGTATCCGCAGTTGCTGGTGTTAACAAATGTGAAGTAATAGTTTTAACTAACCATGTAAATCAAATGGCTAAAGCATCACCAGAAGCAAGACACCTAATGCAATATAGCAACGAGGTAAAGAACAAAAGTGGTGTAATGCGTTACCCTTTGAAACATAAAAGCAGATTATTAACAGAATGGACAGAACTATACAGTAAGTATTTTCCTGTAGAAACCATTAGATATATATTTTAATATGGACCCAGTAGATTACGGAAACCCCGCATATGATAACGACGAATACGAATGCACGCACTGTGAAAAACCTATGTCAAGACCAGGTTATTGTAGCAATGCATGTTTCGATGCAGATATGTTATAAAACATTTAAAAGAATCTTGTATATTGCATACAGTAATTACAGTTAAAAAGAAAACAATAATATGGATTATTATCAAAGTACAAAAATCAGTAATTCTTCTTTAAGTTATATAAATCCGGAACAAGGAGGATCACCAAGAAAGTTTAAAGATTATATAGATGGAAATTCTAATAATATTAGCAGTCCCTCTCTATATGCCGGTACAACTATACACCAATATTTTTTAGAACCAGAGACTTTTATAGTATCTGATGTAGATAGACCTAGTGATACTATTGTGAAAATAATAGACAAGGTTTATCAAGTTACTAGAGGCGAACTAGATACCGATATTAACTCACATCAGGATTACATTTTAGGATCTGCTAAAGAATTTGCGTATGGTCAATCATGGAAACCCGAAACATTGCTTAAAAAAATCATCGATCAAGGTAAAGAGTATTATAACTTTTTACATAGAGCGGATGGCAAGACTTGTATAGACCAAAAAATGGCAGCTATGTTAGCTAACATAAAAGAGTCTGTTAACAATAATGCAGGCGTTAAAAAACTGTTGTTTGACACACCAGGAGTTAACGAAGAGGATGTATATTGGGGTCCAGATGAAATATATAAATCTAAAATAGATAGATATACTTCTAATGCTCTCATAGATTTAAAAACAACATCAAAACCACTAGCCTCCTTTAGAAGCTCTTTTGATTTCTATCACTACGATAGACAGCTAGCATTTTATAAAGATGCTTTAGAGTGGATAGGAAAGCCTGTAGAGCGATGTTATATTATAGCTATAGAGACAACCGGTTATAACCAAGTGCGAATCTTCGAAGTTGGTGAGAAATTGATTGAACAAGGTAGAGAAAAATATAAAAATCTACTTAACAGAATAAAGTATCATCAACAAACACAACAGTGGATAGAACCACAAGAAGTGTATGAAAACAATGGTATAACTTTATTTAACTAAATCAATGATCAGTAGACAAGAAAAAAGCAAAGGTAGAAAAGAAGCACACGAAGCTTTAGAAAGAGCAAAAGCTCTAGTAAAAGAAAGACAAAAAAATAAAGATACAGCTGGTCCTTTTTACAAGGACGGTTGTATGATTTATTGTAGTAAAGAACGTGAGGCTGAAGTAAGAGAAAAGTTTAACATAGGTAATGATGAGCCTATTCAAAGGCTACATCCTATTAAGAAATATTCAAAACCAGATGGAAAAAATTAAAACAATAATGAAGCAAATTGCTTTTTTAAAACGAGTAACTAGCGCAGATACAAAACGTAGTATTCAAAAACTACAACAAAAATTAGATGTTTTAATAAAAAATAAAAATGCAAGAGATACAGATAAATCCGCTTAGACCTGAGATAGGTCATATTAGCTTAGAAGAAATAGAAAATGTAGTACGGGAGATAGGACTTATAGACATACGTATTGTTACAAGAAAAAGAAATTATGTATTACACAGAGGCATCTTTTTTATGATAGCAGTAGCATATACAAAGTACTCCTTATCACACATTGGTGACTTTTTAGAAAAGGATCATGCAACAGTAATACATGCAAACAAAACAACTCCCTGGACACTAGGTCAAGATAGAGATGCAAAAAACATGTTTAATGCTATCCATACTAGAATAAAGCATAAAATTCATCTAAGACTAAAAGAACATGAGTTTGTTAGAGACAATAGAATAGAAACTCCAACAGACTATACGAATGTATACGACCGTGTTGATCTACTTTTAATAGAAATAGAACAATTAAAAACACAATTAGCAAAAGATATAACAGTAACATATGATACAGCAGAATGATATATTAGAAATAGTAGATAAATTTAATAACAAACTTCTTATAAATAAGACTAGTCCATACACAATAAAGTTACACCAGAGTAACGAAAACAGACTCAGGGACTTAGGATTTTTAGTGCAAGTAACTCCTGAAAAGGTAGTATACAAAAAGCATGAAAGAGAAGCAGACATTTATAGAAAAACAAAAGCTTGGAGTGTTCATGCAAGAATTCTTGACTTTGCAAATGAGATAGAATATGAAACTTCTGATGCGGTGTACAAGATTAGTACACAAGAGGCAAGAATAAAATGTGGAAAGATGGTATACAAGAATGCAAGCTATACCCAAAAGATCTATATCCCAATAAAGTATTGGACTGTAGAATATAAAAATCCAGCTAACCAAAAATTATATGAGTATTTAGGGTATGAATGGTATAGTGAACTTAGAGATCTTTTTGATAAAGACTATATGAAAAGTATAGGTCAATCAGTTAGTAAACTAAGAGCTACTAATATTGTATATCCTGCAAAAGATGAGGTGTTTAATGCTTTTAAGTATTGCAGCTTCTTAGATACTAATGTAGTTATTATAGGACAAGACCCGTACCATGACGGCAGTGCTCACGGTTTGGCTTTTTCAGTACGAGAAGGTCAGACTAAAGTACCTCCTAGTTTACGTAACATACTTAAAGAAGTTCAGGATGATTACTATTCCGGTAACTTTGCTTTTAAAAGCGCGCATAGTCCTACACTAACACGTTGGGCGTCGCAAGGAGTATTAATGATAAACAAAACTTTAACAGTTAATAAGAGTCAAGCTAACTCTCATTCTAATCTAGGATGGAATAAGTTTACTCAGGAGGTTATAGACAAGCTTATAGCTTCTAAAACAGCCTCAAAAAAACCACTTGTATTTGTATTGTGGGGTAAAGAGTCACAGAAATTAGCACCAGAAGAGTCTGAATACATTAAAGTAATCAAAGCTCCTCACCCTGCAGCAGAAGTATATGCTGGAGGTAAAGCAGGTTTCTTTGGATCTAAGCCTTTTACAAAATGCAACGAATTCTTAGAAGAGTTTAAACTTCAAGGAATTATATGGTAAAGATAAGCCTCGCTATATGCGGGGCTTTTTTCTTTCTTAGTTAGTCAACTTAGTAAAGTTTCTCCAAGCTGTTTCAGGATCAAATTGTACCCCTCCACTATAACCTAAACTTTGTAACGCTCTTACTTTAAGTTTACTTTCTCCTTTTTTCCATACACCGCTGTCTCTTTTATATTCAGCAAACGGATCAGTTAACTGCGCAATAAGCTTTTCAGCACGCAGTATAGAATTAGTCATTGCTGTGGGTGATCTTAAAATTCTAAGTAAATCAGATATAGCTCCCGGTGTTGGTGCAAATGCATTAATCTCTCCTTTTAGTGTAGTCATTAAATACAATAAATAATAAGCACTTGTTGGTATTTCATCATCATCATCCTCTACCATTTGTGATAAAACAGTTACTAAAGCCCATAATATTGCTAATGTTCCCATTTCATACAATGCTCTAAACGCTTTCTCTTTGTCTTTCGCCGTTACAGTAGATCGTTTGTATGTATCTTTTAGTCTATCTAAAATTTTTGATTCTGTACTAGTTTTCCATGCATCCATCATGTTACTAATAAACCATCTATGGAATCCACCATCTACTTGGTTAGTTTCATGATTAACATGCTGTGTTCTATATCTATTCAACAATGTAGGTACAAGGAATTTTCTAAAGAGCTCAAGCATTCTACCTCCTGTAGTCTGAGACAACACTGTCTTATCCATACGTCTGTAGTTACCATTCAGCCTTCTATTCATTTCTCTTATCTCTGCTATTGTTTTAGTTACAAGCTTTTGTGCCTCTGCTTGTTCAGCTTCTGTACCTCCTACTAGTTCCAGTAATCCGGTATTAGGGTTTACATAAAAAGCATTATACAGGTTGTATTTTTTACCATCAAGGGTTACTTCTTTATTTTTAAGATGTGCAATCATAGCGCCTCCTTGTGCAGCTACCTCACCAATATGATAGTTAATTAATAGCGTATCACTACTTAAAAACTGTCTCATTGCAGTTCTACCAGAAACCTGCTTACCTACTAGATCTTCAAAGTTACCTTGTATACCATCAAACTTAATTAACATCTGTCCTATAAAAGATCTGTTACCTAGTTTATTATACTTGTCATCATACAAATCTTTTATACGAGTCATCATTTCTTTGTGACCGTCTGCATACTGTGATGCATTTATAAGTGTAGGGTTAGCTTTACTTGAGCCTGATTCAATAAGCTGTTGGAAAGACGCAGTTAAATAGTTACGTGTACCTTTTAAGAAATCTAAACCTAATGTTGTTACAGCTGTATAGCCTAATAATGTATCAACTATCTTGTCTATTTGTATTTCTTTAGTACCAACAGTTACTTTTTCTATCTTTTTAGTCTTACCTAAAAGTACCATTTCAATGTACTTTTCTAATCTCTTTTCTATAATACTTTCTCCTTCTTGTATATCAGATACCTTTTTACCAAACTTAGCTAACGCTGTTTTGTTTAATTTTTTTGGATCCTGTACTTGTCTATTTGCAAATGTGTCTTTTAATAAATATGCAATTTGTAAAAGTTCGTTGTTTTTCTCAGAGGTAAGCGCTCCGTTAGCAAACATACTAAGAGATGTCATTACATCTAAAGAAACATCATTAGAGTCTATATCTTCCATAAACATTACAGGAGCGTACTGTTCTGATTGTTTATCTAATGCTGCTATACCATATGCAATTGAATCATCTTGATCTACAGTAAACAATCTAGATAGTGCTTCTTTAATCTCACTTATTGTTCCCTTCTCAAGAACCCTGTCTAATGCCCCTTTACGTATAGAAGGCAATGCCATGTTTACACTTTGTTTTTTGTATACTAATGCTAAAGACTCATTGTAAATCTCAGTAAACTTTTGGTGAGCTTCTCCTTCTTGGTTTTTAGGCTGATCTTTAGAATCATATAACGAATTCCATTTTTTATTTATGTAAGACTCGTTAGGTCTAGTTACCATATACCCGAAGTAAGATGCAGATGATTTACCTTTAAACTTACTGTTAGCTTTTTCTACAGCATTGATAGCGTCAAACTCTTCTTGGTTTATAAAACCATTTTCTAAAGCTGCTTGTGCATTCATTTGTGTAAGAGCCCAGGATTTAATATCTCCTCCAGCTTTACGTGCAGCATCTTGTATTTCTTCCCTGCTTTTTGCAACAGTGTTATTTTTAAACCATCCAGATCTTCTAAGACCAAATCTTACAAGTTCTTTTTCTGTAGGACCGTTAACTTTTATAGTCTGCAGTCTTTTTAGATTGTTTTCTAAACTGTTTATAACAAAAGACACTGCTTCTTTATTCTCTAACCGATCGTACTGCGCTAGTTTGTTTTCTACTTTGGTAATGTCTTGTTCTATCTTTGCTAAATAATCTATACGAAGATCTAACAAACTTGCTTTAAGTTCAGACTCTGCTTTTTCTTGTGCCTTATCAAAAGATGTATCATCATATTTTGTAACAAGAGTCCACACATCTTTATTACCAGTTGTTCTATTGTTTTTTAATTCAATAATAGGTTCGTAGATTTTACTTACGTCGTTACCTATACTCTTGCCCTCTATTAATGTGTCATATGCATCCTGTAGTCTGTTGTGCACAGCAAGCATTCTCATTCTTTGCTGATCATTTAACTGGTGGTTCATGTTTATTAGACCCGCAAGTGTAGGATCAGAAGATGTAGACGGTGATGTAAGTAAGTAAAAGAAATAAGAGTCATCTTGTAAACTGTAGCGCAATGCTCTTGCAAAAGCTTCTTCAGACTGTGGTGCCTGACCTACTATTAATTTTAATTTTTCTACTCTATTGTTTAATACGCCAAGCATTTTAGCTTTCTCTTTTTGTGTCTTAGAGCTAGCTTTTATTTTTTCTCTTTGCTTGTTTATTTGGTCTAGTTGTATGTCTACATACTCTTTAGTAGCCGGACCAGACGCTTCTACAAATGGATATAACTTTTCAGCAAGTACTGGTATGTACTCGTCCTGTAGTTTATTACGTAGTTTGTTTAGCAGTGCAACAGAGTCATTAAGTTTACTAATCTTACTTCTATTATCCTTATCATCTTTTAACTCCCCTGCTTCTATTTGTTTAATAAGTGCTCCAGGTAATTCATCTAAGAAAGTAAAGCTGTTAAGTAAGATTCTATATTTATTAAATCCTTCTATACGCTCTTTTAACTCACGTTTATCATTTGCTAAAAATAGATCTAACAAGTTATTAGCTTCTTTTACCTCTTCATAAAAAGAGTCTACAGATACAAATACATCTTTAGCTGCTTTGATATCAGCAATTTGTTTAGCTAGTCGAGCTTGTCTGTTCTTAACAAACGTTGTGTTTTTAATATTTTGTTTTGTTTGTGCAAGTTGTGTCTCAAGAAGAATAAGAACGTTGTTTAACAAGTTGTTATAAGGATCTACAGTATTCATAGACTCTATTTGTTCAGTGCTGTTAGCAACAAACGGTTCTAATCTAACAATTGTAGCCTGTGCTGATTTAAATATAAAGTCTGCAAGCTTACCTTTAGCTTGTTTCTTCATGTCAGTAAAAGAATTATAGCCTAGTTCTTTAGCTAGTTGTTCTTTATTCTTAGTTGTAAGATCATTGATGTTGTTAATAGGAGTTTTTCTAATAATAACCGCCTTACCAAAATCTTTACTACCGTTTGTAATGTTTACAACAGCGTCCTGGTTTGGTATAAGTCTACCGCTAAAGTCTATGTATACAGTAGGATCTCCTGCAGCTAAGTTTGCAACTGCATTTGCATCTACTTTAAGTGCTATGTCATCAAACAAAGTACCATCACTAAGTGCATACATGCGCCCAACATTAGATTGTGTACCATACTGGAAACCTTCAGCACCTATTAACCTGTCTACAGGTTGAAGTATTTTTGCTAGTTGCTCTAACTCAGATCCTTGTTTAATATCAATACCAAGCATATTAGCAAGTAGCTTAACAAACTTGCTCCACATGCTTTCTAATATACCCTGCTCGTTAGGAGACATAAGCTCATTAAGATCATTTATTAGCTTATTATCTTTGTATAATAAATTTGTTATGATCTCTTCTGCTGCTAATTCTTCAGGATTAGGTTGACCCTTACCTTTATAAAGATTTACATATTGGTTAAAAAGCTTTTGAATCCTTTTTGCATTTTCATCTCCTTTGTGATTTTTAACTAATTCTTTGTACCAGCTTAAAACATCACGTCTTAACTTCTTCTGCTCGCCGTCAGGTAACAAATCAAGACCTGCGTGTAATGCCTCTTCTAAAAATTTAGTTTTATTTAGATCTCCAAGGACAATAGTATTAGATGTACTATTATAGTAAGTATCACCTCCTGGAGAATAGTCAACTTTAACGTCTTTAATCTTATCTAAAAGATTAGACATTTCCTCTTTTTTAAAACCAAATTTTTCTTTCATCTGCGCTACAGTGTAAGTACCTGCAGAAAATACTGGTGTTCTATCTTGTTCTACCTGTTGTTCAGGTAAAGATTCGCCTTGATAAGCAGTTGTTTTATTTTTTGCTTTTTTATAAACTTCTTCTAAATCTTTTAAATCTTTTTCTGTTGCTTTGGTTGCTGTATCTAGCGCATCAGAAAATCTTTTAAAACTACTAGCAGGCATGTATCTAATAAAAGAGTTTGCACTAAACTCTAACATACTAGATGCCATTAAATATTTTAACAAGTTGTCAGATAATGTAGGAAAGTCTTCAAACAAATCTTCTAACTGACCCATAAGTTGTGCAGATACCTCATTACTCATTTTAGTAAATGAGTCTGCTACAAGTACTTTTTTGCCTTGATCATTACTTTCTATTTGTAACAAACTATGCAATGCTATGTTGTAGTTATATTTAGGATCTTTTTTAAGGTTCTCTATCTGTTGTATAGTAGCTGCTAAGTCAGAAGAACTAGACTCCCCATATTCTTTTACAAAAACATTATACACTTCTGCAGGTTCTAAAAAAGTGTCTGCAAGATTACCAGCTAGGTAATTCATTGCGTTACTGTTATTTTGATATACTTTATGATTAGCAATTATTTGTTTAATAAGTGTACTTGTTTCAGGATTCGTATCACTTTCAGTAAAAGCTTCAAGAATTCTATCTAAAGCTACTTTATCTTTTACTCCTCTAGTTGTAGCAAGTAACCCTGTAGCGTTTAATCCAGTAACACCAGTCCAAGCTAAAATAGAATTAGCGTTTAGCATTACTATTTTTTGTACAGCAAGAAAATCTCTCTCATCTTGTGTAAGCTCTTTTCTTTCTAGAAGCTCAGTAATATTATAATCAGCTAATAAAGCTTTATCTAACGCCTCCGTAGTAAGTTCTACAACATCAAACTCAAATGAACTAAATTTTTGTAATAGATTATGTCTAATACGTCCTTGTCTTTCTTTCTTTTTAGTAAGAGACAGTGTATCTAAATCCGATTGCAGGTTTTTTAACCTAGAGTATTCTTTTAATATAGGTTGATTAACAAACATAAATGCTCTAGACTGTCCTGCAGCAAGACCAATAATGTGTCCCGCAATACTAGTCATGTCGTCATCCAGGTTTAACTTAGGTGCAATACCAAGTTTAACGTTATCTACAAATAATGTAATCAAAGAAGATATAGAATCAAACTTACTACGTGCTCCTTCTTCAACGTTTAATCCTGTTTTAAGATTTACGTCGTCTTCATATATAGGCTCAAAGCTATTATAGTTTACACCATCAATATCAAAACCAACTTCTGGTTTATATTTCATTTGTGTAAGCATTGATACAAGAGCGTTTAAGTTAGCTGCAATACCAATGTTAGCCTCACCAATTTTATTTGCAAGGTTAAAATCTAAATTACCTACTACAGTAAATATAGATCCCTTAGTAAAATCAAAGTCATATTTATCTATTACGTCTTGTGCAACACCTTCAGTAGCAGGAGTAAACATCATCTCTGCAATTTCAGGCTGACTAAATATATCTAACATGTTATCTAACATGTCATTTTGTAGTACTGCCGGGTTATCGGTAGCACCTATATTTAATCTTTTCATTGCCTCTTTAACAGAAATAGCATTACCTTCTTCATCTTTATAAGATCTTCTCATAGATTTTATAAGAGGTTGTTGTGCCCAGTATGCTTCAGTAGCCTCTGCACTATTAGCAGGAGTTACTACCTGGTTACCGGATACAACAGTAGATGCATATCTATGTAAAAACAATTTATCTAAATCGTAATCAGATCCTGCAAGAGATGGTAGCTCTAAAGGCGTAACCATTGTATCTCCTTTACTATCTGGCAAAAACCCTACAACCTTAATAGGTAGCATAGAGTGATATGTTTGTGTAGGTATACGAGCTGCAAATGCTGTAAGCAATCTATCTGGTATATCTTCTATATTATCAAACTTAGTTAAGTTAAAGAATTTTTTAGATACAAGTACCTCAGCAAATTCCACAACTCCATTGTTTAATTTGTGTATTTTTAACGGCTCACCTGTTTGCGGATTTAAGTAATGTGTACCAGAAGCTAGCGTAGCTATACCTCCTGCAACATTAGATCTTAATGCTCCTTTATTATACAACGATATTATAGTTTGTTCTATAACAGGCTGTATGTGTGGTAAGTTGTAATTATATGTTTTTCCGTCTTCAGTCAATTGTAACAACTCAAGCACTTCAGGACCCCTAGTATTTTCATTCATACTGTATACCATGTCTTTAAATGCCTGATTGTTTTCAGGTTGTAATAAAGACTGTACAGCTTCTAAAAATATTTTTTTCTGATCCGCATTTGCATTGTTTATGTTGTCAACTAATTCTCTAGAAGAACTTTCAGTCAGCATAGATCCAAACAAATCATGTACTTGCTTTGCTAGCACTGATTCTGTCTCTCTACCTTTTTTAGATTTTGTTCTATTGATTACTTGGTCGCGCTCAAACTGCATTTCACCGGTGTGAATTAGTCCTTCGTCGATAGTAGTATCAAAACCTTCAATCATTTTATCTGACTTACGCTTAGATGCACTCTCTGGAATTAAATACATAATTCTATTTGCATTAAGCATGTCGTATATCTTACCTAGTTCAGGATGTGCTTCCGCCTCTTCCTGTGTAATAATATTATCAGACTTCTTAAAATATCTATTACCGTCTTCGTAAACAGTTTTTGTAGAATTTAAATCTAAGGAGTTTATTTCTTGCGGTGTAAGCTCTATAGATGGATCATCTAAACGCTGTACTAATTTTTCATAAGCTCTTTTTTGTGTAGCACTGGTAAAATTACCAGATTGCAGTTCTCTAAATGCATACATCTCTTGTGTCATTAACACCTGCGCATCATTAGAAGCTGCCTCTACTCCTTGGAATGTAACATTAGAATCAGCATACATAAGGTATTTGTACTTCATACGCCCTTTAATATCTCCAGAAGCATGAAAACCAGCTAGACGTTTATTAAAGTCAATGTCATCTACAAAGTTGCTATCACCATGAAAGAGCTGTGTAAAACTTGCACTATTTATTAAATGGTTAATTGCAAGCTGACCAATCTTGTCTTCAGCAGACATGTCTGTATCTTTAGCACTAGGTGTTAGTTGATCCAGTTTTAATCCTAACATCTCTGTTCTAGTTGTAAGATCTGCTACCACTTTTCCTAACATAGGTCGTATAACCTCTTCTTTCATCTTAGTCTCAAACGCAGCTGTGGCATTTTTTCTAGATTTAAGATAGTCAACTACGCTTGTACCGTCTGCTAACATAGCATTATTAAGTACAGATAAAATACCAAAATAATTTGGAGTTCCTTTTTTACTTTTAAGTTGTTTATTTGGATCCTGGTTTCTTTTAAACTCACTAAGTAACAATCCATATGCATCTTCTACAGCTGTATCTGTAATACCTGTAACTCCATCATAGTAGTTTTTAATAGGTAATCTTACAGTATATAACGAGCTTTTAGATTCAATAACATGTGGTATGTAATAACCGTAACCTTTTACATCTTCGTTCATAAACAAAGAGTACATAAGCATAAGTCTCTGTTTATCACTTAGTTGTTTATTAGTAGCTGTTGATTTTGTAGTAATAGGATTTCCATTACGATCAAAATCTGGATCAGTAATAGAAACATCACCTGCAAAAGCAACTGTTAGATTACTTAATACCTCATCGTTATTTAAAACGTTGTTTGGATTAGTGTCTAAAGAACCATTCTCAGCTAGTTTTATTATATTCTCTAAGTAAAGATTTTTAGCTACATATCTATAGTGTGACTTACCTTTTGAGTCTCTATAGTTTGCTTCGTAGGTAGACATGTCAAAAGCTTGTGCAATATTAGCAAGCTCCATAACTTTTTTAGATCTTACATTTCCACCTTTAGACTTGTCAAATATATCTTGGTCTCCTAGTAAGTCTGTTAAGTATCCTTCAGAGTCTAACCCGTCAGGTAATAGTTCAGGAAAAGCCTCTCTTAGTTTTGCATCACCTAATAAGTAAGCAGCAAACGCAGGAGTTACATCCCAACCTGCTTTAGCAAAAGATTTTACAATTGCATCTACACCAGCTTGTGTAAATCCATCTTGTCCTAATCTTTTTGATATTTTAGCTAATTCTTGGTTAAGTACCTTTCTGTTTGTTTTACCTTTCCATCTATTAAAGATCTGATTAGCGCCAGAGCTCTCTACAGGATTTACAAAAAAGAAGTTTCTCTTTGGTCCTGTTATAAAACGTAAATAATCAACAGAAAATTTATTAAAAGCATTTAAGAATTGTGTTTTAATATCTTCATTACCTTTTGCATTTATTGCACCAAGTACTGCAGCTTCTATAGATTCATATTGCGCAACAGCTTCTAAACGTTTTATCATATCTCCCTCTGTAGATTGATTAGATAAAAGCTTCATAAGATGACCAGATAGTGTGTGACCATCCATAGTCTTTCTTATAATTGTTTTAACTTTTTTGCCGTGAAGTTCTCCTTCCCATTTAGTTCTACCAAAGAAATCTGTCTCTGGCATTATAATGTAAGATAAGAATCGTTTTACTCTAGCAGGTAAAGATTTAACTCCCCCAAGCTCTGTAAAGCTTACGTCAAACCTTCTAAACATTTCCTTATCCTCATCCGCAATATTTTCTTCCTCTGCTAGTTGATCTTCTACAGGTTCTTCTGTGAAGCGTAGTTGTTTTATTGCAGCATCAATAATATTCTCTCTTACTGAATCATTTGCTAATAAAATATTTTTAGCTTTTGAAGCTTGTCTTGCTTTTTGTTTTATTGCTTCAACTTCAGCGGCTGTCATATTTTCTTCCTCAATAAAAGAGGCAAGAGTAAGACCTGCAATGTATTTATCTAGTATGTATGCTAGCTCTTGTTCATCATATGGTGTGTCTTTAAGAGCAGCACTCATAATCTCTTGGTTTGATGTGAATCCTAGACCTGCTTGATACTGTGCAACAATTTGTCTTACAATATCTTTATGCACCTCAGATTTTAATCTTTCAGAAGGCAGCGCAAGCTGTCCGTTAAATTCGTCTTCTAAAAGCCTTTTAACTTCTTCCGGAGTATATACATCTTTCTTTTCTGTAAGAGTCTTAGCGTCTTCAACAGCTTGGTTTAAGTCTGCTTTACTCATTATAATAGGACCTTCTCCTTCTACAGGTGCTTCAGATACTTCTGATTCAACTGCTTCTCCTGCATCTAATGCATGTAACCCTTCCAGGTTAGGAGTAATAGAAAGCGTAGGGTTATAAAAACCTGATGATCCTCCAACAATTGTAGAGTCAAACATATCAGGAGTAGGTGTACCATCTTCAGGTACAAACTCTCTAAAGCTTTCTTTGGTAAGCTCTAAGCCATAATTTTTTAATGCGTTGTTTACTTCTCCTATATAAAAAGTTAAGTTTTCACCGGTAAGAGTTGGTATATTTATAGCTAATGCTTTTTTCTTTGTATTGTGATTTACATAAGAATTAAGCTTAAACTTTCCCTGATACCTTTCTACTCTAATGTTAAAGTCAATGCCTTTACCAAGAGCTACAAATAATCCTAACTTTTTATTTAATTGTTTAGTATAGTTTGCTCTAGCCCCTCTGTCTTTGTTGTTATACGCTTTTGCTTCTTTAGAATTAGGATCATTCAGTTTAGCAATCGTTTCGTTTATTTCGTTTATACGCTGTTGAACAGGTTCGAATGCTACCGTTGATGGCATGATTCGAACCCATTTAACTACATTGCCTCTTTTAACTAAAGCAAAATATCTACCGTCAAAGTCCGGTAAAGTTGCTGTATGATCCGCTGCAATGTCCTCCCCTATAATAGTCTCACCCCGCTTACGATCGTAGATTCTATACTCTCCGTCATAAGTGTGGTCATCGTTTTCAGTGATTTTATATCTTTTTTGTACGCCTTCTTTAATGCTATTTAACCCGGCATCAGTATTAAAACTGTATAACTCAGGGTTTAAAACAACAGGTTCACTGTCTGTAGCATTAGGATAAGCTTTTTCTAAAGCCTCAATCATAGACTTCAGCTGTAGATAGCCCTGCTTAAACTCTTCAAACTGGTCATCAGTAAACATAGAACTCTTCTGCATGTTATTGTAAAAGAATTCTTCAGTCATTTGATCTCCGTCAATTAACTTTCCTTGTTTATCATAAAATCTATTAGGTGTACGAACAACTGATAAAACATCACCAGTACGTGCATCCTTAATACGTAAGAAAGAACCATTCATGTTTATATCCATGTTTGTTTCCTTAATAGATGTCTTAGGATTTAACTCTCTTTTTATATTAATAAACTCTATTTGTAGATTATTAATTAAATCAGGATCCTTTAGTATAAGTTTAGCTAGTTGTTCTCTTTGTATATTATTTAAACCCGCTGCTTGTAACCAATAAGTAGTTTGGAAATTATCTCTATGTCTTGTACCATCATCCGGAAATAGCTTAGAAGCTACTTGATCTGCAGGCATTTGTCTATTAGGTTTACCCGCCACCTGGCTTTTAACTTCATAGTATAGCTTGCCGTTTTTCATAAACTGTTGTACAACCTCATAGGTTTTACCAGTTTTACTTTTAACGTGTGATGGCAACTGCTCATTAACCTGACCATAGTTTTGATCAAAAGTTTCTTGTTCTGCTATAAATTGTGCATCTGCGAGCTGTTGTTGTTTTCTTTCCTCTGCTAAAATACTTTCAGCCTGTACGTCTTTTACAGTTTGTACAGGATTAGTTACAACCTCTTTAGCTTTTTTTGCAGCTTCTTTTACTCTTTCTTTTGTTGTCTGCTTTTCTGATGGCGGTGTCTCGTTCTCTGTTTCTTTGACTTCGTTCTTTTTAAGATTTTCCTTAACGGATTCTTCAAACGTAGCTCTTTTAGCAGGATCATATACAAGATCTTTTAAGTTTCTGTTTATTTTTTTAAGTTTTGCTTCTTGCTTTTCTATTTCTTTTTGTACTTGTTCATCAAGCTTTTTTTCATACTGCTCATCATTAACCTTAGTAGAGTCTGTTTCTTTTATACCAAGAGCTTTACGCAGCTCTCTCATAGCAGTCATACTGTTACCTGCTTCTGCTTGCTTTTGCTGTAAATATTTTATGTGTTGTTCAGAAATACTTTTGTCTCTAAGTAACCCTCGAGCACCTCTTAGTACAGTACCTGATAAGTTTTCTAAGTCAAACTCTTTTACTTGTTCAGGATCCGCTAAAGATTTTAATACATCATTAATAAACTTGTTGTTATTATTGTTGTACGTCTCTTTCATGTCTAACTCTAAAAGCTTTTTTTCTTTCTGAGCCTCTGTTAGATTTTCATTACTAATTATTCTAGCACGAGTTCTTGCAGTTTTATCTGCAGTGTCTCTATTGCTTTGTTCGTACATCAATAATCCTCCTGCTAACGCCTGTCCTTTAGGACCTAAGTAACTGTATTGTACAGCATTTTCCTGCCATAACCCATTTAAATCAGATACTCTTTTTCTAAGTTTGTTTGCCTGATACTTACTAAGAGCTCCTTGCGCTTCTAGTGCAGTTACCTGATTTATAACATCTTTAGATTTTCCGTTAGATATGTACTGCATCATTGTACGATCTGCAGTGTGGTTTGTAACAAAACGAGATCCCCCTCCTAGTATAGCACCTAAAGCTGCTTCTTCTAAGTGGTTGCCCATGTCATATTTTTCCCATTGAAATTTACCTTTACCGTATTCTTTACCTTCTCCTCTTAGCATGTTATACGTTTGCTTTGCGCCGTATACAACATGTCCTTGTATAAACTCTTCTGTTCCTTCTTCAAGAGCAGAACCTGCACTTCTTAAAAGTCTACCACCAATTCCTTTAGCTGTGTTTCCAGTTGCTTCTAAAGCGTTAAACACTTTACTTAGTATAGGACCTGTAGCTTTATCTAAAAACTTCATGTCACTTACTTTCATTCCAGACTTCTTAGCGTAGTCTAATATAGTTTTAGAGATTATTCTACCTCCCCCGGTACCCATTGCTTTGTTAGCTAATGCGTTTGTTCCTACTCCATATTCTATAAGAGAGTTAACAAAACCTGTAGCTAGTGCTAGTGCTGCTGCCTCTTCTTCGTCTATACCGTCACGTTTTGCTTGCTTGTATACTTCACCAGAGTTGATTACCATACCACCTCCCATGTGACCAATCATACTTGCCATTTTAGCAGAGTAAGCAGTACCAAATAACTTAGCTGCTTTCAATGATACAGCTCCTACACCCTTAGCTATAGCTCCTCCAAGTCCCCAAAACTGTACAAGGCTTGAAAGACCACTACCTATACCATTAGCCAATGCTTCACCATTAGCAAACATGCTATCTGTATCTGCAGCAGCTGATTTTTGTAGTTTATTAAACTCTTGTGCAAATCTAAAGTCTGATGCAACAGAGTCTGTTTCTCCCTCTTGTGCTTCTCCTACAGTAGCCCACTCATATAAATCACCAGTCATTTCCTGGAAGTCTAGTACGCTTGAAGCTAAACTTGACATACCATCACTAAACGCATCTAATCCAGTAGCTATCGCACCTTTACGTGAATTTCTAGCTCCATAAGGATTTAAGAGTGCTCCTTGAAGATCATAAAAGTTTTTTTCATCAAGCTCAGTTTCCTGCAATACCCATTCTTCTGTCTCTTCGTCAAAGACTGGATAAAAACCATTTTGTTTGTAGGTCCCATCTTGTAGGTATCTTTGTGCCCCATGAAAAAATAAAACTTGATTATCCTTTTCTCTTGTTCTTTGTATTCCTTCTTCAGAGGATATATCTCCCCAAGCAAAGGCATCCCAGTCTAGTTTGTCTCCTGGTTTTGTTTTAGTCTTGTCTGCATAGAAAGCATCTGTTAAACCTCTAGTACGTCTTAGCAACTTACCATCAGTATCAACTCCTGTAAGTTT